CAACGAGGGCGAATGAACTCGACAATGGTATGTTATGTAATTATATAGGAATTACAGGAAAGATGCGAGGATGTAAAGCTGAGTATTGTATCAGATATGAAAAAGGGAAACATAAGAAACAAAAAGCACCATTGTACTAATTATTAAAACAAATCAACAAAGAAACAAAACAAAGAAGTATAAATATAATATATAAATAAAAGGGTAAATATAACAAAGTAATGAAAGAACAAAACAAAGAACATAGAAAGGAGAACATATGCAAGAATTAAATATAGTCTATAAAAACATAAAAGAATTAAAACCATATAAAAAGAACGCAAAGAAACATAGTAAAGAACAGGTAGAACAAATAGCAAACAGTATAAAAGAATTTGGTTTTACACAGCCTGTTATTATTGATAAAAACAATTGTGTAGTAGCAGGACATGGTAGAATCCTAGGAGCAAAGAAAGCAGGATTAAAACAAGTACCAACAGTAACATTAGAAGAACTTACAGAAGAACAAATAAAAGCATACAGACTTGTAGATAACAAACTGAATGAAAGCGAATGGGATTCTGTTTTATTAGCACAAGAACTGGAAGAAATAAAATATTTAAACATGGATTTGTTTGGTTTTGATTTAGCAGAAGAAATAGAACAAGAAGAAAAAAAGTATACGATGAAAACAAATATCCCACAGTATGAGATAAAAGGTGAAGAACCAGATATAACAGAATTATGTGATACAAGCAAAACAGCTGAATTGTTACGAAGAATAAAAGAAAGTAATGTAACAGAAGAACAGAAGAAATTTTTAAGATTTGGAGCATATAGACATTTATGTTTTAACTACAGTAAAATAGCAGAATACTATGCACACGCAAATAAAGAAATGCAAGAACTTATGGAAGACAGTGCACTAGTTATTATTGATTTTGAGGATGCTATTGCAAAAGGATATGTGCAAATGTCAGAACAGGTTGCATTGTTACGAGGTAAGGAAGATGAAACATAAAAGTTTTGTTGTTTTTATTCTGACACATGGAAGGGCAAGTAATGTTAAAACATTAAAGACACTGAGGAAAGCAGGTTATACAGGAAAGGCAGTACTTGTTATAGATAACGAAGACGAAATGGAAGAAGACTATAAAAGAATTTACGGTAAGGACAATGTCTATGTTTTTAATAAAGTAGAAGTTATGAAACAGTGTGATACGATGGATAATTTTGAAAAACATAATATTGTTTTATATGCCCGTAATAAGTGCTGGGATATAGCAAAAGAGTTAGGATATGATTATTTTTTAGTGCTAGATGATGATTACACACAGTTAGCATTTAAGATTGTGTCGGAGAACAAGTTTAAGAATGTTAAGGTTAAAAACGCAGGTGCATTGTTCGATGTAATGCTCGATTATTTAGATATAACAGGAGCATATACAGTTGCTTTTGCACAAGGTGGTGATTTTATTGGTGGTAAGGATAATAAGCGGTATTACGAGAAAATATTGCGTAAAGCAATGAATAGCTTCTTTTGTAAAACAAATAGACCATTCAAATTCCTTGGAACGATAAATGAAGATACAAACGCATATTGCTTGTATGGAACACAAGGAAATTTATTTTTAACTTATACGGATGTTGTTATTGAACAAGTGCAAACACAAAAGAACAAAAAAGGACTAACTGAAATATACTTAGATTTGGGAACATATGTAAAATCTTTTTACAGTGTTATATGTTGTCCTAGTTGTGTAACTATAAATATGATGGGTGGAACAAAGAAAACAATGCGCCTACATCACAATGTATCTTGGAATAATTGCACACCTAAAATAATATCAGATAAGTATAAGAAATAGCACTCAGCAATGAGCGCTTATTTTATTATATAAATAAATATAAAATATTTTACAAAAACATATTGACATAAAACATACATAGTGTTATACTATAATCAAGTTAAGAGAGAAACAACAAAATGTGAAGGGAGAACAAATATGTTTGAAGTAGGAAAGATTTATGGTGAAGATGCAGTAAAGTATGAAGTAGTTGTAAGAACAAAGAAGACAGTAACAATTGTAGAAGTTCATCATTTTGGAAAGTTCAATGAGAAAAGAAAGAACGAAAGAAAAGTAAAAGTAACAATGTGGGATAACAAAGAAGTTCTTGTTTTTGGAGACAAAACAGTTTTAGCATAAAAAATAAAAAAACTTTTAGAAAAAGAGTTGACAAATAACACAGTATATGTTATTATATAGACAAGTTAAGAGAACAGACATTGAAGGAGGAAATAAAACAATGATTAAAACAAATGTGGAAATTGCAAAAATGGTTGAAGAGAGAGGTTATGATTTTCAGATTGCATTAGAGTCAATAGACTTTGGTAGGACAGCAGAGGAAGAAGAAATGGAAATTACTCAGGAAGAAATCAATGAGTTAGTCGAAGCCATTTGTTCAAGTTTCGAGCAGGAAGGAGAATGAAACATGGTAATTAATGATTTGATGGATTTAATTAAAAAACTGTTTGGTAATGACTATGAAAATGTTATTATTGTTGATACAAGTGATAGAACTGAATACAAAGCAGTTGATATGACAATTAAGGAACTGAAAAGTTATGACATAAATCAAATAGATGTGGTAACAGCGAATGAAGATAAAATATATATTTGCTTTTAAAAATGTAAAGAGGTGTAAAGATGAAGAACAAAGAGAAGTATGCAAAAGAGATTATTGATATTGCGTGTAGAGGTGATGATTTTGCCTTTGATAAGAATTCACACATGGTTGTTTCATGTGGTTGTGTTAATTGTTATGATTGTTTGTTCTATAAAAGTGGATGCATTGAAGAAAGAATAAATTGGTCTGAATCTGAGTACATTGAAAGACCAGTGATAAGCAAGAGAGATAAAGCGTTTTTGGAATGTCTCGACAAGCAGTATGAGTACCTTGCAAGAGATGCATCTGGTGAATTATATATTTATATCACAAAACCATGTAAACAAATTGATTGTTGGAACAGCAGTGTAGCATGTGAAGTGAAAGGACAAGAACCATTGCGGATGTTTAACGTTGATTTTCCTATTGTCAAATGGTCAGACGAAGAGCCGTGGTCGATTGAGGATTTGAAAAAGTTGGAGGTGGTTGAAGAATATAATTAAATAGATTGACAGGTGGTTAAAGTCATTAAAACACAAAACATTGCCCTATAGCCAAGTGGTAAGGCAGAGGAATTTGACTCCTATATACGCAGGTTCGAATCCTGCTAGGGTAGTTTGTAACAAGTAGTTACACATTATATTTATATTAAGGAGGACGAACAACATGGAGTACAATGAAAGGAATATCACAGCAGTAGAAGTATTTAAGAAACTTGAAGAGGTGGAAAAACAGAACAAAGAGATTCTTGAGAAACTGGAAAATATGCAGGAAAGCAACGCGATATTCCATCATGGTTTTGCAACAATATTTGAAGCATTAATGGGTTTAAACGAAGTAAAACAAGATGAAGATTACGTAGAAATGTTAAAGGCTGGTTCGGTTGCTAATATTCTTTGTGCAGAATCGTGGAGAAAGAAATACATGAAAACAACAAAACAGAGTAAAGGAGAAAAAGAAGGAACAGTTGTGGTAAAACGAGTGAGTGAAGAAAAAGCAGGTGATTTCATTAACTTTCTCAAAATGTTGAAAAATATTTAAGGAGACAATATGGACGAAGAAACAAGGAAAGAAATAAATGTCCTGATGAACATTGAAGGTGTACGGCATGATATGTCATTAGCAAGAGAAGAACAGTATCACAAAGGTTATTGTAAAGCAGTTGAAGATATGTGTAACCTTTTGAAAGCACTTGATAGTCAAAAAGAAGTGTGGACGAAAAATAAATAAAGCATTGACAAATAAAATATAATATAGTATAATATAATAAAGTGGAAAGGTAATCGTTAATACTCAGGCAAAGACGGTTGCCTTTTTGCTGTATATTGAGAGAAAGGAAAACAGAACACAATGGACATGAATATAGAAGTTGCTGAACGGTTTTCTTCCTATCTCACTGACTGGGATTATAAACATTATCTGTTGCTAGGTGGTTATGGCTCAGGAAAGAGTTACAATACGGCATTGAAGATTATATTAAAACTATTAGAGGAAAAGCGTACAGCATTAGTTGTGCGTGAAGTACGGGAAACAATCAAAGAATCATGTTATTCATTGTTGAAGGAAGTATTAGAAAAGTTAGATATGTTATCAGATGAACAAAGCAACAGAAGAACACCGACTGACAAAGTTATTGCTATAACATCACCGATGGAAATAAGATTTCCAAACGGTTCAAGAATTATCTTTCGTGGTATGGACAAAATACAAAAGATTAAGTCTATCAACGGTGTTTCTATTGTTTGGATTGAAGAATGTTCTGAGATTAAATATCAGGCGTATACAGAGTTGTTAGGGCGTATCAGACAGCCCGGTGTTACATTACATTTTATTCTTACTTGCAATCCTGTTGGGCGTGAGAACTGGGTATACAATACATTTTTCACTCATACGGACGAAAGTGGAAAAGAAACAGTAATATGTGATGAAAAGGAACTATACAGAAAAAGGACGATAATTAAGAAGATAAACAAGAAAGAAGTTATGTATTATCACCATAGCATATGCGAAGACAATCCGTTTATTCCACAGTCTTATATAGATACGTTGGATGGATTAAAAGAAACAGACCCTAGATTGTGGGTTGTAGCAAGGTATGGAAGATTCGGAGCAAATGGTATTATTGTTTTGCCGCAATTTACAGTCGCAACAAACGCAAAACAATTTGTGGATATAGTAAACAGTATTCCGGCACAATTTCATTTCTTTGGTCTGGATTTTGGATTCGAGGAAAGTTATAATGCACTTGTTTCATGTTGTGTTGATGATGCTAAAAAGATATTGTATATCTATGATGAAATTTATGTGAACCATTTAACGGATAAACAATTTGCTGACAGAATAGATGTGCATAAAGTAGCGGCAAGGGCAAGAAGGTGTAACAAGCCTATATGTGCGGATTCAGCCGAGCCAAAGGCAATACAGTTTTACAGGCAATCGGGTTTTAATATGTATGGCTGTAAGAAATATATCGGTAGTAGATTACAGAATACGAAGAAGATAAAACGCTTCAATAAAATTGTATGTTCTCCAAAATGTAAGAACGCAATCAGGGAACTAAAGTATTTAACATATGCAAAGGATTCAAAGGGCAATGCTATATATGATGAATTCAACATCGATAGTCATTGCATGAGTAGTCTGTGGTATGCGTTAGATACTTATACAGTAGCAGATGTAAAAGAGGTAGTGACAAATAGTAAGGCAGGATAAATAAAGTATGAAATAGGGGCAAATATGAAGCATACAGGAGGTGTGTAGAATGTTACACAAATTCAGTGTAAGAAGACAAAGGCAAGAATTAGTAAGGTTACATGATATGCAAAAACAAAACATTACAGACGAATATAGTTGTGGAATCTATAACGGTTTAGAATTAGCGTTGGCTATTCTGGAAGAAAGAGAACCAGAATTTGTTTTTGTTGAAAAGAAGGAAGAACCGAAACAAATGGAAAAAACAAAACAAAAAGGAAGAACTGTAGCAAGTGGAATTAGAAAGTTAGGAGGTTAAAAAATGGGAACAATATCAAGTGTATATGTTAGAGATTTAGCTGAGAAAAAAAGTCCAGAAGCAGAAGATTGTTTTGTTCTTGGAAACGAAACAGCAGGAAGAATTAATCTTAAAAATCTTGTAAAAGCTATTGCAAATGTTATGCTTCCAGTTGGTCATATTCTTATGACAACTAGAAATGTAAACCCGGGAACATATCTCGGAGGAACATGGACAGCATGGGGAAGTGGAAGAGTACCAACAGGAGTAAATGCAGATGATACAGACTATAATGCATCTGAGAAAACAGGTGGTGCTAAAACATTAAATTTAGCACACTCTCATACAGTAAATGGTCACACACATGGTCTGTCAGGTGCGAGAGCCGCTATCGGTCGTTCGTCTGCAAATATCAATGCAATTAGTTATACGAGTGGAGGAAATCCACATGGTGTAACTTTTGACAGACTTTTGAGTACAGCACCGGGAGTTTCTGGTGGTTTGTGGGGAGCGTTGGACACTGTTCCAATATATGGAAGTACAGACAGTTCTTCACCCGGAACAAATTCACAGTTAGGATATAGGGATATTAGACAGCCCTACATTACTTGTTATATGTGGAAAAGGACGGCATAGAGTATGAGGGACATAGTTTTAAATTTATCAGAACAAACACTCAGTAAGATAGGTAATTGTGATTATAGTAACATTGTAAGAGGTTCTAATAATTACCTTAGAATCGTTTTAAAAACTGATATCCAGTGGAATAATATGGCGAAGGTAGTAACTGTAAGAACGCTTGGTGGAGTTGAATATAACACAATTTACGAGCCTACAGGAGTATTGTTACCAGAAGAAGTCACGAAGAACAGTTATTTTGAGGTTTTAGTGACAGGTAAAAATGGAAATCAGATAGTAAAAACAAATAGCGTTATTATTAATCAAATATAGAAATGAGGGTAAAACAAATGCCTAGTGTTGAAGAATTATTATCTGTTGCAGAAGTCATTGCAGATACAAGAAGTACAATGGACAGTAGGATTGAAATTGATGCAGATACGAGAATTATTCAGATGATGCCACAAGACGAATTATTCGGTGTAGAAAGTGATGAAAAGTCAGAAAGAAAGTATTTCAAAGTGCCTAAAATTGTAGGTAATGGCGTAGACTTATCAAAGTTACAGTTACGAATCAATTATCAAAATGCAAGTAAAATACCAAGCGGAAAAGATATGTATATTGTTACTGATGCAACAGTATATAATGATGAATGGGTATATTTTTCATGGGAATTAAGCAGGAAAGTAACACAGTATAAAGGCAATATTTATTTTATTGTCTGTGCTGTAAAAGCAGACAGCAAGGGAAACATAACAAATGAATGGAACACAACATTAGCAGAAGGAAAAGTGTTAGAAGGTCTTGAGGTAGAAACAAGTCAAGAACAACAATATCAAGCAAGTGATTATTTGGAACAATTAAAACAACAGTTGTTAGATTATAGCAAAGAAATAAAAGATACGTTTCCAAGTGATTATACAGAAACAGTGGAAAATGTGAAGAACTTACAGAGTGATGTGGAAAAGTTAGATAATAACAAAATCACAAAGTTTTATACAAATAATAATGGTGACACAGTATTGAATGACAGTGACGATGGAAAATACAGGATTTAGTGATTTATGGAAAGTCTGAACAGGCGCAGTATAAAGGAAAAAACTTGTTGAACTATGAGAAATGGAAAACAGTAAACATTGCCAATGGAACGGCAGTTTTTGAGAATAATGGTGTAACACTTACAGCGATAGATGAAGATGCTTATACATATTATACAGATGAAAAGTCAAAAATATTAGTAACAGTTGGGAAAACATACACATTGTCATGGGAAAGTGAACAGATTGAAGGTAGTAGAGCATTTATTTTTCCGAATGGAATGATTCCTAACAGTGTGGAAGTTAGGAATGAAAAACAAGTAAAATATACTGTACCTGTTGGAATTGATTATATAATGTTCAGAGTCGGAGTTTTGAAAAAAGGTCAAACAATATCTTTTAAAAACATTATGTTTGAAGAAGGGAGCGAAAGGACAGACTTTGAGCCGTACACAGGCGGCAAACCATCACCTAATCCAGATCATCCACAAGAAATTAAAGCAGTGGTAAATCCTGTTATTAAAACGTATGGAAAGAATTTGTTAAAAGTGACATTCCAGGATAAAATGCAGGATGGGGTGACTTGCACAAACAATGGTGATGGAACTTATACTCTGAATGGAACGGCAACAAGACAAATAGATTTTAGTCTGTTTGGGAAGTACGATAGTACAGTTAGAATCCCCACTGATATCCGAAAGACATACATCATCAAAAAAAGTGGTAATAGTAACATTCAGCTTCATGTGGGTGTAGCATATAAATATGCAGTGGTATGCGCTACCGAAGATGGATTAATTGAGAACAAAGCAGGAATATCTTACTTTATATGTCGAATATTAAGTGGAGCTACATTAAATAATTTTACGATATATCCACAAATTGAAGAAGGTTCTGTTTCTACAGATTTCAAACCATATCAAGAAACACAAGCAACACTGCCTTATGAATTATATGCAATTCCAGTATCATCTGGTGGAAATGTTACAATAGATGGTCAACAGTATATATCTGATTATGTGGACATTGAAAAAGGTGTGTTGGTAAGAAAAACTGCATGTGGTAATATATTAGATTTATTTCATATTCGTAAAGTTAACGAAGGTGATGCAAAATGGTGGGATTCAAGTGTTTCTGACATGGTAGACATGGAACAAAACAGTGGTCATGATTTTTATGAAGGAACAGCAGGATTATTTTCAAAACTAAAATCCTATTTGTTTTCTGATTTTTATAATAAAAAAATTGCAATGGGAATTATGAATAGTCAGAAGTATTTGATAATAAATATGCCTAAAAGTTATGGATTGACTACGAAGCAAAAATGGGAAGATTTCTTGAGAGATTGTAAAATACTTAAACAATTATCAAATTCTGTTGAGATAAATCTCACACAAGACCAGCTAGAAGCATTTAAAGCATTATCCACATATTATCCAAAAACATATATTAATGCAGAATCAGAACAATTAAATGCTTACACAATGTTCAATTATCCTGTGTCTATGGAAAAAGGTTGGGAATATGTAAAACAGCAAATAGGTGATACACGCAAGTATGTATATGATATGGACACAAAACTAACAGAAACAGAAGCATCAACATTAGAAGCAAAAATTGATGCGGCTATATTATCAGAAATGATAGGAGGTTGAAAACTATGTATAAAGAATTGCTGAAATTAAAACAAATCAGAGGAATGACGGAACAAACAAAACAGCGTATTACAAAGGCGTGGGTTTGGGGATTAATTACAGACGAAGAATACCAAACACTTATGGATATGAAAGTGAATGAAGATGAATTAATCTATATGCCACCAACGGAGGTTTTATAATGTCAGATGCACAAGTCATTGGATGCATTATTATAGGTTTATCCACTATTGTTAGTTTATTCATGGCAATATATAAGCCATTAAATGAAAACACAAAAACAATGGTTTCGCTATCCGAACAAATGAAACAATTAACAAATGAAATAGCAAAACAAAACAAAGAGATTGAAAAACAAGAAAAAGAATTTGATGCATATAAAGACCATATGCGAGAATCTCAGAAAAGACAATGGGAAGCCATTGACGAACACACACAAGCAATAAATGAAGTCAATCATAAATTAGAAAACTGTAAATTAGAACATAGAGAAAGGGAAGATTAGGAGGAATAAAGTCATGTTTAAAAATTGTGTATTCAAAACTAATGTTGACACTATCAAATGGATTAAAGCCGCAGGAGTTAGAGCAATTAAAACAGTTGCTCAAACAGCTGCTGCTATTATTGGTACAAGTGTTACTATGGGTAATGTGGACTGGAAGATGGTCATAAGTGCTTCTGCATTAGCAGGAATCGTGTCTATTTTAACTTCTATTGCAGGTATTAAAGAAGTACAGGCTGAGTAATTAAAATGTCATATAGGGGGCAAATTTAAGCCATAGGAGGGCATATATAAAATGAACATTGATGTGCATGAAAATGTTATAAAGGCTGTAAGATACTATATTTCTAAAGGATTAACTTTGGAAGGTGCTTGCGGTCTGGCGGCAAACCAGTTTAGGGAATCTTTCTATAAAGGAATCGGTTTTGTTTCAACAAGGTTAGAAAGGCTATGTGTTCAAAGATATAGGGAGAATAGAGGAATTATCTATACTGATAAAACATATACAGAACAAGTGGATAATGGGAAGATTTCAAGAAGTGAATTTTTAAGTCCATTGGGGAAGCACTATGGTTATGGTCTTTCACAATGGACTACAAGCGCAAGAAAAGCAGGATTGTATGATTTGTGTAAAAAAACAAAAGTATCTATTGGGGATATGGACACACAAATTATTTACACAATTGAAGAATTAAAAGAAAAATTCCCAACAATATACAAATACTTATGCACTGTAAAGGATGTAACACAGGCTTCAAATTATGTTTTACAACATTATGAACAGCCAAATAATTGGCAGACGATGAAAGAAGCAAGGGCAGATACAGCAAAACAAATTTATAACAAAATGAAGGAGGTAGGAACAAGTATGGGAAGTGTTAATAACATTATTGCTAGGGAAAGAAGCTATGCAAAAATCCCTTACAAGGAAACAAGTGTAAATAATCAGAAGTTTTCAACGATAGTAAACAATGCAGGGTTAAGAGGATGTCAAGGGCAGCCGTGGTGTGCTACATATCAATTTGCGTTGGAATTGGAAGAATTTGGAAAAGCGGTTGCTCTGTCACATTGGAACATGACAACAAGTAATTATTGTGGTTATAGTGTTTTTGAAACAGAAGCAAAATTTGCCAAAGCAGGAAAAACGGGAAAAATCCCGAAGGTTGGTGCGTTGGTAATTTTTAAGCAATCACATATGGGACGAGTGCTTTCTGTGAATGAAAAAAACAAAACATTCGAGTGTGGCGAAGGAAACACAAGTAACAGAGAATTCAATCGTAATGGTGATTGTTGTGCAGTAAAAACTTATTCATGGACAGATGCAAAAATCAAATCATTCTGTTATATTAACTATGGTCAGAGTACAGCAAAGCCAACGGAAACAAAACCAGTTACAACATGGATTGGAAAAGGTACAGCGCATTGCAGTGCTAATGGTATCAATATTAGAACAACACCAGATAGTAGTGTAAAAAGTAATATCATTGGTCAGTTGAAAGCAGGAAATCAATTCGAGTATAATGGAAAAACACAAAATGATTTTGTGAAAATTCGTGTTATGTTTGGAGGAAAATTGCGAGTATGTTGGATTCATAAAAATTATGTTGTGTATGAAAACAAAGCGAATAAAACAAATACGGCAAATACAACGAAAAAGAAAACATATACAACAACGACTCGTGTGTATGTAAGAAAGTATGCCGGAAAAGAATATGCCACATTGGTTTCATATCCAACACTTAAAAAAGGAACAGTAGTTACCTATCTTGCAACGGTGAAAGCTAAAGATGGCGTGGACTGGTACAGAGTGGAAATTAATGGAAAGAAAGGTAAGAAGGTTGGCTATATTTCTTCAAAATGTTTAAAATAACAATTTGACAACAAAATATTGTTATGGTATAATATGGGTAGTAGAAATACTACCCTTTTATATTATATAATAATATATTATATTAATAATATATAGAAAGGAAAATAAAATGGAAGTAGATAAAGTTCAAAATACAGACATAGATTTAAACGAAGACATAACATATTTATTAGATTATCCTTATTTTGTGTTATCAAATAAAACAAATGGTACTGTTTTTAGAAGAGAAGTTTTAGAGATTGAAAAATATTATAAAACATATAAGAAGGGTGCTAGGTTTTTTACGGAAGGAAGTGCTGGCGATTATGTTCCATCACAAGTAAGATTCAAAAATATTAAAACGTTGATTAATAAAGAAGCAAGGTTTATGTTTTCACAAGCACCAGATATTAATATCCAAGGAACAACAGTTGAAGATGCAGAGAAAGAACAAGTGGAACAGTTACAAACATTAGTTGACAAGGTTCTTGAAAGAAATCATTTTCAGAAGTTATTATTACAAAGCGCAAAGGATTGTTTCATTGGAAAAAGAATTGCTTGCCTTGTGGATTTTTCAGAAGAAAGTGGTGTATTATTACATTTTTATAACAGTAAACAATTCTATTATGAAAAAGAATACGGTTCTGAAAAGATTATTCGTTTTGTAGGTTTTGAAAACATTGAGGAAGGAGAGAACAATAACAGAAAATATCTGATTAATGATTATCGGTTAGAAAACGGTGTTGTATATATGAGTTTGATTTTGTATGACAAAAGCGGAAATGTGATACAGGAAGTTATTTCAGATACAGCAACAGAGTTAGATAGAATCCCGGTAAGTATTATTTTTAACACTGGTACACTGGACGACAAAAGAGGTGTTTCGGAAGTGTCAGACTTATGGGATGAAGAAGCGTTATATAGCAAAATGTCAAATGGTGATGTTGATAGCGTTAGAAAGGGAATGAACCCTATACGTTATGTTGTTGATATGAATAGCCAGACAACGAAAAATTTAAGTTCTGGTGCAGGTGCTTTTTGGGACTTAAAATCCGAACAGAATCAGAACGAAGTGCATCCGTTAGTTGGAACATTAGCCCCGGCATTAAATCATACAGAGCCAACGAAAGCTATTCTGGAACGTATTAAATCCGATATGTATGGACAGTTGGAAATCCCAAACATTTCCGAAGAAACAATGGTCGGTACAATTACAAGTGGCAAGGCATTAAAAGCGTTATATTATCCGTTACAGGTTCGATGTGATGAAAAAATGATAACGTGGAAACCTTGTCTGATTGATATTGTAAAAAACATTATTGATATTGCATTGTTAAATGTTGATATTGTGAAAGGTATTTATCCACTTGTAGATTTACAGGAGATACAATATAATGTTGTAATACAAGAGCATTATGCACTGGCAGAAGACGAACAGGAAGAAAAGGCAACAGACCTTTCTGAAATTGCTTCAAATACACGAAGTAGAAAGTCATATATGAAAAAATGGCGTCCAGAATTAACAGACGAACAAATCAATGAAGAATTGTTGCAAATTGCTATGGAATTGAATATGTTTGACACAATGGCAGTCAATACACAAGTACAAACAGAACTGGATAATGTTTCAACTGAATATGAAGTTGACAAAAATACTGAGGATGTTGAAACAGAACAAAAAGCAGAAAAACAAACAGCAACAACAGAACAGGATAATAAAAGTGATGTAGAAGAAATTTAAAAATATTTTTTCAAAAAAAGTGTTGACTTTTATTTATGTTTGGTGTATTATAATACTTGTAAGGAACAAGAAAACAAAATATCAAACAAGAATGAAGGAGAAAAACAAAAATGGCAAGAAATTTATATGAACAACTTAAACAACAGGCTAAAGAAGTAGAAGACAAAGAAAACAGTAAATTATATGTTAGTGAAACAGTAACAAAGAAAACAAGAGAAAAAGTTAAAGAGATTGTAAGGAAAGCAGTTGAAATGATTATTTGTGACGAAGAACTTGGATTAATTACAGAGGATGAAGCAAGTGAAGAAATTGCAATTGAGAAATTAATCTATAAAAGTTTATAAGAGGTGAGAACAATAGCAAAAACAAACAGGTGGAGATTTCAGAACGCAGAGGAAGTGCGACAGCAAATCTCTACCGCTCAATTAAAACAAATAAAACAAATGTATGAGCAACTTGCACAGGAAGTAACAAAACAGGTTGCAAAAAACAAATTAGATGCACAGCGTTTGACATTGTTGCAAAGGGATATCAATAATAGAATAAAACAGTTGAATTCTGACATACAGAATCAAGTTGTTAGAGATATCAGAACTGTAAGCAATGCAGTAGTTGAAGATGTAAGGGATTACTTGAAACAAGCAGGTTTTAAAGATAGTGATATACAAGAAGCTTTTTTTTATGTACCAGAAATGATAGTGCAAAATATTATAACTGGTGCAATATACCAAAAGGGTTGGACATTATCAAGTGCGATATGGGGATATAATAGAAAAGTACAAAACACTATTTCTCAAATTGTTTCCAATGGTACGATGGCTCAAAAGTCAGCGTATGAAATTGCAAAAGATATTGAAAGTTATGTATTGCCAACCGCAAACAAAAAGGCAAGAACAATAACAAGCTGGAGGAAAGCAAGACAAACTGACGTAGATGCTAAACGTGCAAAATATGTTGGTGAAGTTATACAAGACAAATATTATCCGGGAGGTAATATTGATTACAATGCTTTAAGACTTGCGAGGACAATGGTTAGTCATGCATACCAACAAACATTTGCAAACACAAATAAAAACAATCCATTTGTAGTTGGTTATAGGTGGATAAATTCAAACTTTCATGGTAGGGTATGTGAAGTATGTAAGGAATATGCAACAACAGACCATCATGGACTAGGGGTTGGAATATTTCCAAAAGATGATTTTCCATTAGACCATCCAAACGGTATGTGTACTTTTGAAGCTGTTATGTCAGATGATATGGACACAATAGCCGATAGGATTGGATTGTGGTATCAATCCCCATTTGGAACGTTTCCAGAGATTGATAGATATGCACAAGATTTTGTAGATTAGAACATAAGGAGAAACAGAGAACATGGAAGAAATTACAGTGGAACGAATTTGTTTGAAATGCGGAGAGGTAAATGAAGTGTCAGCAGAAAACATGAAAAAAATTGACACATGGACAGAAGATGGTGATTACTTAAAAATTTGCTATGTTTCGTGTAGCAGGTGTAAAGAAAAGATTTTCTTGCAGGTTGATAACATGGAAACAATTAATGAGTTCAAAGAATTAAGAGATTTGACCATCAAAGCCGCACGAATGAGATTAAAAGGACAGACAGTAGGAAAGAAAATGTTTAGAAAAAAAGATAGACTTTCAAAAGATTTGCGAGCGAAGCGGATGCAATTGGAAGAAGTCAACAACGGAAAAATTTTGTATGATAAAAATAAAAAAGTTTTTACAAATTGCTTGACATTTCCGAAAGTTGGTGATATAATTGAAGATAAGATGTGACAGGTGTGGTTATAACATGCCGATTGCATCAGCATTGAAACAGGAAACAAAAGTTACAAGTAATGGTGAAAGTATAACAAAAACTTTCCTTCGTTGTAACTTTTGTTCGTCTGTATATACAGTGTGTTATGACAACACAAAAACAAAAATTCTAAAACAAACAATAAAAACAAGAGTTGAAGAATCTAATAAAATTATAATCCCAGAACAGCGAGTGAAGAAAATGAAACAAATTGAGAAATTACAGAAGATGCTAGAAAAAGAAAACAACAGATTGTGCATTATGTATGAAGAATCTGAATTAAAAAAGGAGTAATTGAGAATGGCAGAAGAAACAAACGTAACAGAACAGCAGGAAACCGAAACAAAAGTAGAACAGAAAGAAGAACAGCAGAAAGATACAAAAGCGGAAACAAAAAAAGAAGAAGTCGTTGATGTTGAAAAGGTAAAATCAGATGCAGTTGCTGAGTACTTACAGAGCCTTGGATATGGTGAAGAAGAACTGAAAGGAATTCTTGAAAAAGATAAAGCCGCCAAAGAAGCTAACAAGACAGAACTGGAAAAGAAAGATGATGTGTTGCGAGAGACAACAGCACAGTTGGTAGCTGAGAGAGAAGCGAGAATGTTAGCAGATGCAAAACTGACAGCAATTAAGTTAGGTGCAAAACCAGATATGGTTGAAGACCTTGTGGCGGTTGCAAAATCAAAAGTCACAAAAGACAAAGACATTACAAAAGTTATTGCAGAAATCAAAGACGGTAAAACTGGCAAGGCTTATTTTGCAAGTGAGGAAGAACAGAAACAGCAAAAAACGCATAAAAATGTTACTCGTAAAAATGTTGACATTGCAGATGATGATGAAAACAAAAACGAGGGAACAATGGCGGCTCGATTATGGGCTAAAAAAAGAAAAACAAAATAATTAGCAGGAGGAAACAAGATGTTAAATCAAACAGGAATTAAAAAGAGTTCTTATGTATCAACAAATCAGATTCTTTTTAATACAGACCCATTCGTGGCAGTATCTATTATTGTAGATGATGCACTTGGAGTTACAGACCCGGCAACAGGAAGAAAACTTGTAAAGGCTGGCACTCCGTTAGCAGGTGACCTTACAAAAAGAGAGACAGCATTTGTGGCAGTAAATGAAGCTAGTGCTTCTGTTGCTTCGGATGCAAAAGGAATTCTGCTACATGATGTGGATGTAACGACAGGGGATGCAAACGGAACATTACTTATTTTCGGTTTTGTGAATGTTGACAGAATCGACACAACAGTAATGGCAAAAAATGATGAGTATGTGAAGGAAGCACTTAAAGGAATTTACTTCCTTAAATAAAACAAAGTAAAGGAGAAAAACAAAACAATGAGTATTTTTGATTTAATCACGGCAAATGAAATTGTCGCGTATTGGGAACTGTTATCACAGGATATGCCTCCATATTTTGGCGAAACGCTTTTCCCGAATGACAAACAGCTTGGGTTAAAACTGGAATGGTTAAAAGGTGCAAATGGTCTTCCGGTTGTTTTAAGACCATCAGCTTATGATGTAAAAGCTATCCCTCGTCCGAGAATTGGATTTACAAAACTGGAAGCGCAGATGCCGTTTTTCAAAGAATCTAAAATGGTGGACGAAGAACTGAGACAGCAGTTAAACATGGTACTGGCAACTGGTAATCAGAGTTACATTGATGTTATTGTAGAAAAGATTTTCAATGATGAAATGTCACTTCTGCAAGGTGCGGCGGCTCAGAGAGAACGTATGAGAATGTCGATGCTTACAACTGGTGCTATTTCTATCGAAGGAAATGGTCAGGCATATGATTATGATTATGGTATGCCAGCAGACCACAAGAAAACTGTAGCAAAATCATGGTCAGACCCAACTGCAACAATTCTGGAAGATATCAAAGCAGGTATTGAAAAGATTCAGGAAGATACAGGTGTTACTGTAGTAAACGCCGTATGTAGTTCAAAAGTTATGGGTTATTTCCGAATTAACAATGAAATCAAAGGAACGCTGTTAGCACAGAGCAATGGTATGGGTTATCTTTCTGATGCAAAAATCAAAGCTTATCTGAAAGACGAACTGGATATGACAATTAATATCAATGACAAACGTTTTAAAGATGAAAAAGAAAAAGTACAGCGGTTTATTGCCGATGATGTTTTCTGTATGTACCCGGATGGAAACCTTGGTAAAACATGGTTCGGAACAACACCAGAAGAAAGTGATTTAATGGCGAGTGCAGTTGCTAATGTAAGAATCACAGATACAGGCGTTGCAGTTACCACAACAAAGAAAACTGACCCGGTACAGGTTGACACAAAAGTTTCCATGATTTGTTTACCAGACTTCCCAACAGCAGACCAAGTTTTCGTATACGATGTAATCAAAGAAAGCTGAATGGGAGGTAATGTGTTATGATAACAGCGAGAAAAGGAGATAACATCATCAAAGTTTCAAAACATTCTTTTGAGACAATGTTCAAGGACAAGGGCTATGTGGTTGTTTCAGATGAAGTAAAGGAAAAAGTAGAAACAGTTGCAGAACCTTCCATCGGTGAGGAAACTGTTGTTAAAACTGAAACAGAAGAAACTCCAATTTCAGAAATGAATAAAGAACAGTTGATGGAATACGCCAAAGAGCATGGCATTGATACATCCAAGGCTAGAAATGTAAGAGAAGCAAGACAGATTATTCAGAAAGTCATTAGAGAAAAAAACATGGAATAACAGAAGGAGGTGCTAACATGGATGATTTAGAAGTTTTAAAATATAACTTAAAAGAAAAACAAACGCCGTATTTTTCAGATGAAGAACTGTTGTTACTTTTGAAGATGAATGATGGCGACGTAAGAAAAGCAAGTTACGAAGGACTTATCACAAAAGCAGAAGTAACAGGATTAAGTGTTAGTGGATTAACCACAAAAGATAGTTCTAGTTATTTCAAAATGTTAGCATCAAAATTCTGTGATACGAACAGTGGGGTGCTAATGTAATGTGGTTATTAAAAGAGCAGAAAGCAGTTGAAAGAGAAATAACAAGAAACGGAAGTACATACACTGTTAAGAGAAACAAAGCAGATAAATATGGAGAACCTACGCAGGAAGTTGAAGAAGTAACAACCTTGCGTGGGTTGTTTCATATTTCAAAAGGTTTTGTAACGAAAAATACTTCCGATGGAAGTCAAACAAAAACAAAAGGACAACCGATGCTTCTTGCATTGTGGGAAGAATGTGAAACAGTTCAGCATGGAGATTTTGTCGTTATTAATGGCAATACTTATAAAGTCACTGATAAAAACAATATTGAAGAATATAACATCATTGCAGATATTTCATTGGAGGTGGTATTAAGTGGCAGGAATTAGAACCGATATATCACAGCTTGAAAGATGGTTGAGCAAGGCAGAAAACAAATCAAAAGTTGCCGTTAAAATGTACGCTCAACAGGGTGCAAATAAGTTTCAAAACTATGCAAAACAAAATGCTATGTGGACTGATAGGACAGGACACGCAAGGCAAAGGCTAACAGGCTATATAGAATACTTTTCGAATAAGGTAAGAATCAATATAGCGCATGGTGTTGATTATGGTATATTCTTGGAATTGTGTAATGAACAGAGATACGCAATTTTAAACAGAACAGTGCAAGCGAATAGTAAGGAAGTATTGGATGGTTATAAGAATTTGTTGAGGTATCTTGTATGAGTATGAGCCTATTAAAAGATGCATGGGACTTGTTAAAGGATGCAGGATTCAACCCATTTATGCCGGGACAGCATAAGGGGGAATGTATTGAGCCATACGTTGTTGTTAAACTTAGTGGTGTGTTACCTCTTGAAGTTAGTTCTGAGCGACCCATTTATACGTTTCTTGTTTATGTTCCAGAAAAGGAATATACGAAACTTGAAACAAATGTTTTTGCGATTAAGCAGGAACTTAAAAAACTTTATCCACGCATTATGTATGCAGGGAATGAAACAGAAAGTTTTTATGACGAACAAATAAAAGCACACATGATAAGTTTTCAATATTATGGTATTAGAAAACTCGAAAACAGATAAATAAAGGAGGAAGGAAAAATGTCTGTTACAAAAAAGAAATTGGAATCAATTCCAACTATTGATGTTTCACTGGTAGTAATTAGAGTTGGAAGTGAAACAGATGGAACAGAGTATGCAGTAGACACTGCAAGTCAGATTGCCGTTGAAGTGCAGACGGAAACTACGGATGCAATCAAACTTGTGAAATTGGGCAAGTTGTTAGCGCAGAAACCGCAGACAACAACAATTACAGGTAATCAGATTACACTTACGGACAACGTGTTCAGTCCGACATTAGCAAAAATTTTGCAGGGTGGAACAATTACTGGCGAAGGTGATACACTTGTTTATACACCGCCAGCCGCAGGAAGTAGCGAAAAAGGTAGTGTGTTTGCGCTTGATGCATATTCCGCACAATACGATGCATCTGGACAGATTGTAAGGTACGAAAAGATTAGTTATCCTAACTGTCAGGGAACGCCGTTCGGAGTTGGAGCGCAGGATGATACTTTCAGAGTACCAGAGTACACGATTAACTCAGCACCGAAAACAGGAGAACCGCCATATAAGATTTCTTATGTGACAACATTACCAGACTTTTCGGAAGTAGTAGCACAACAAATTGAAGTGGCAGATTCAGAAGAAACTAGGATGGTAGTAGGTTAAAACAAAACAAATAGAACAAAAGGAGAATGAAAACAGATGGCAACAAAAAGAACAACAGTAGAACAGAAAGTAACAAGTATACAGGATTTTATCAAACAGTCACAAGGCGAGGTTGTAGAGTTACCCGGATTTACTTCTGAGCCTGTTTATGTGAAACTTAAAAGACCATCGCTGTTAGGTCTGGTAAAACAAGGAAAAATTCCAAACGCATTATTGACAAGAACAAATGAATTGTTTTCTGGTGATGCAGGAATTGACCCAACAGACGACAACATGATGGGAGAACTTTCAGAGGTTCTTGAATTGATTGCAGGTGAATCTTTTGTTGAACCGACATATCAGGAAATTAAGGATGCAGGTGTGGAACTGACAGACGAGCAATTGATGGCAGTTTTCAACTATTCGCAGAAAGGTGTAAAAGGTTTGGATTCCTTTCGTACAGAGTAAGAGAATAGAGTCTGTAATAGCAATGTCAAAGCTGTATAAGTGTTTGCCTAGTGAGATACTGGGAATTGAAGATACTTATACAGCTTTTTGTTTCGATGAAGCCTGCTGTAATTTAATGGTGAGAATTGAAAACGAAGAAAAACCGAGATATATAGAACAGAACAAAAATGGAGAACAAAAGCTAGAATACAGCAGTTTTACAGATTTCTACAAACAATATGGACAAACTGAATAAATGGAGGTATAATATAAATGGCAGTAAATATAGGTTCAGCTGTTGCATACCTCGAATTGGACACTAGCAAGTTCTCCAAAGGTTTCAAAACTGCCTATAACGACTTGAAAGTGTTTTCAGATAAATCGGCAACGGCAGGAAACAAGCTGAGAGGATTAAGTAGTACTTTTGATTCTGTCGGTAAATCATTAACAAAAACAGTAACAGTACCGCTTGTAGGAATTGGAACAGCGGCGGTAAAAACAGCGGCACAATTTGACAGTCATATGTCAGAAGTAAAAGCTATCTCAGGAGCAACAGGAGAACAGTTTACACAGCTTCGTAACAAAGCAATTGAAATGGGAGCGAAAACAAAATACTCAGCTTCTGAGAGTGCGCAAGCGTTCAAATATATGGCAATGGCAGGATGGGACACGAAAGACATGCTGAACAGTATTTCTGGTGTTATGAATCTTGCCGCCGCTTCTGGTGAAGACCTTGCAAGCGTTTCTGATATAGTAACTGATGCAATGACAGCGTTCGGATTGTCAGCAGATGGGACAACAAAAGTTATTAAAAATGGACTTACAGTGGAAGTCTCGAACGCAACACATTTTGCAGATGTATTGGCTCAGGCTTCGAGAAAGTCCAACACTAATGTTGCTATGATGGGTGAAACATTCAAATATGTTGCGCCAGTCGCAGGAGCGTTAGGCTACAGTGTAGAAGATACAGCAGTAGCGATTGGGTTAATGGCGAATAGTGGTATTAAAGCATCACAAGCCGGAACAACACTCAGAACATTATTAACCAACTTGGCGAAACCAACTGACACAATGCAGTCAGCTATGGATTATCTTGGTATTTCGCTTGAGACAACAGACGGGAAAATGAAAAGTTTTTCTGAGGTTATGCAGGATTTGAGGAAGTCTTTCGGGCAGTGTAAAATGCCGATGGACACATTCAAGAAGAAGTTAGCTGAAATTGAAAAACAGCATGAAAGTGGTGAGATAACAGAAAAGAAATACAATGCCGCTATTGAAGACCTTACGAAGAAAGCGTATGGAGCGGAGGGAGCATTAAAAGCTAACTTGGCGGCTTCATTGGCAGGAGCAGAAGGAATGTCTGGTCTGTTAGCAATCGTAAATGCAACAGATGAGGATTTTCAAAATCTAACAGATTCTATTAATAATTGTGATGGTGTATCTCAGGACATGGCAGATACAATGAACGATAATTTGAATGGTGCTGTTACGTTGTTAAAAAGTGCGATTGAATCAGCATTGATTTCAATTGGTGATAGATTTACGCCAGTAATTAGAAAGTTAGCAGAAAACATAACAGAACTTGTAGAAAAGTTTAACGGTTTGTCTGATGAACAAAAAGACCAGATTATAAAATGGGGATTAATTGTTGCCGCAATCGGTCCGAGTTTGGTAGTATTTTCAAGTGTAACAAAACTTTTAGCCAATGTTGCAGATGGTTTCAAATTGGCGAAAGATGCAATATTCGGTTTTGAAAAAGTTTTAAGAAGAGGAACGTTTGAACTTGGAAAAGTTACAACGTATACGAAACAAATCCCCGGGCTACTTGATAACATGATGTTGGCAGTAAATACAAATGTAGAAGGATACGGATTGTTAGGCGGTTCGTTAAGAAGTGTGGGACAAGCCTTTTCATTCCTTATTTCAAAAATCAATCCAGTTGTTGTTGTGATAACATTATTAGTTGCATCGTTCGTAACATTATGGAAAACAAATGAAGAATTCCGAAACAAAGTCATTGGAATATGGGAACAGGTAAAAGGAAAGTTTCAAGAATTTTCAGATGCAATCACAGAAAAGATAAATGCACTAGGATTTAATTTCAAAGACATAACGGATGTAATCAAAGGAGCATGGGAAGGATTTGCAAATGTTATAGCTTCGCCAATTATAACAAATGCTTTACAGCTTATCGCAGATACTTTTGGAAATGTTTTAGATTTTGTTTTAGGCGCAGTTGATACGTTACTTGGTTTGTTTACAGGAAACCATGAACAATTCATTAGCGGTATCAAAGAAATGCTGTCTGCGATTTCAAATGCAATTTTGGATGGTGTAAAAAACATTGGTTCGCTTGTCGGAGAATTATTAGCAAATGTTCTTGAATTGTTTGGACTTGACAAAGCCGCTGATGTGGTTAGAACATTCTTTGCTGAAACATTTCCGCAAGCAATTGAAGGAGCAAAGGAAAAAATCAAATCTGTGATTTCAAATGTACTCGATAGTATTATGAGTTTTTCGGATGGGGTTTCTGAGAATTTCCATAAAGCTATTGATGGCGTGAAAGATTTTGCAAGTAATGTCAAAGAGTTTTGGACGGAAAAAGTACCAGATGCTTTTAGAAGTGGAAAGGACAAAGTTGTAGAAGTTGTTACAGGAATTAAGGATAAAATCAAAGAAGGTTTTACAGGTGCGCTTGATGCGATAAAACAATTTGGAACAAATGTTAAAACATTTTTCACACAAACAATACCAGAAGCGTTTATAAGTTTTGTGACTGAAACAGTACCGAATTTTGTGCAGTCTGTTGTAACATTTTTTGAAACATTGCCAGAAAAAGTTGGATTTGCAATAGGTCAATTTTTAGGCAAGTTATATGTGTTCGGTTCTGATATGATATCATGGGCGGCAGAAGCTATACCTAGTTTGATTGATTCAATTGTAACATTCTTTGCAGAGTTACCGGGTAAAATTTGGACTTGGTTACAGAATACAATCGAGAAAATTAAAACATGGGGAGCGGCAATGAAAGATACCGCAGTAATGTTTGCACAAAACACGATTGATTCCGTTGTTAATTGGTTTATGCAATTACCGGGTAAAATTTGGACTTGGTTACAAAATGCTATCACAAAAATCAAGACTTGGGGTTCAAATATGTTGAGTAGTGCAAAGACTTCAACGCAAAACATGGTAAATACAGCGGTGACAATAATTTCACAGTTACCGGGTAAATTTTGGTCTTGGTTACAAAACACAATTTCAAAAATTGCATCATGGGGTGGTAACATGGTTTCGTCTGGTAGAACAGCAATAACTAATTTTATCAGTTCTGTGGTTGATACACTTGTATCTTTGCCGGGTAAGGTTTTGAGTATTTTGCAACAAATTCCGGGAAAAGTTCAAAATCTTGGCAGTACATTATACAGTGCAGGTCGGTCAGCGTTCTCAAGATTGTGGGACGGAATTAAGTCGATTGGCGGCGGTATTCTTGGATGGGTACAAGGTTTTGCAAGTAAAATTGGAAGTTTTGTAAGTAGCATCGTTTCTGGTTTTCAGAGCATTGTTGGAAAATCTAACGAAGCAAGGTCAGCCGCCGCTTCTGTGAATGGACACCATGCAAACGGACTTGATTATGTTCCATTTAATGGTTATACAGCTTATCTGCATAAGGGCGAAAGAGTTTTGACAAAACAGGAAAATGAAGCATATACAAGAGGTAAAACATCGCAAGGCGATACGTTTAATTTTTACAATGTAAAGCCGAACGCTTACGAATATGCTCGACAAGTGAAAAAAGTGAAAAAAGAATTGTTAGAAGGATTTTAAAGGAGGTGCAGAACATTGATAGATTTTATAACATTAAGAAATTTCACAAGACAGGAAAGTGTTGGAATCAAAAAAGACGGAAGAAATTTCGTGTTAGATTCAATCGACTGGGATGCACCTTCCATTGAAACAAATGTTTATAGAGTTCCGTATCAGATTGGAAGTATGTTGAGTAATGTTATCGTAGGAACAAGAAAAATAACTATTATAGGTTATATCATAGCGAATACAATGGATATAGATACCCGTGGTCTTACATGGGATGAATATTTCCAAAAACAAAAGGAAGAAATTGAAACGAATAAAGAATTTTTAAATGACATGATTTCTATTTATGAGGAAATTCTTATCATAGTAGACGGATATTATTTAAAAGGTTATCCAACACAGCCTGTAAAGTATTCTGACACGGAGGAAGAAAACAACGAAGTATTATGTAAGTTTTCGATTGAAATAGAATGTTTTGACCCAACGTTCTATAAAGACAGTACAGTGGTACATCTGGCGTATGTTTCGCCTATGTTTCATTTTCCACTTATTTTGACAGAAGACAAAAGCGACGAGTATGTTGTTTTCGGTGAAGTGCATAAACGACAAAGTGTGTTAATTGAAAACAAAGGGAGCATAGATGTTGGTTGTAAAATTATCATAAAAGCCGTTGGTGGTAGTGTTATTAATCCGAAGGTATATAATGTCAATACTGGTGAATATGTTGAATTTACAGGGATTACGTTATCAGATGGAGAAACGCTTACAATAACAACAGAAACAGGAAATGAAAATGCAATTAGACATTCGTTGACAAGAGATACAAATGAGTCTGTAATAGGATTTATGAAGCCGGGAAGTGATTTCTTTAAGGTATTACGTGGTTCTTATTATTATGCGTATTCAGCTAATGAAGCAACAATGAATAATATTGATGTAACAATAGAGTTCACAGAAAGATTTTTCAATATACGAGGTATGTAGAATGAGTACAATAGAAATTTTAGACAGAAATTTTAAAAGATTGGATATTCTCAGACATTACACATTTTCTCAGTATAACATGAAATTTCGAGGAATAGGAACATTCACGGTTAATGCACCACTTGAATTGAATACAATCTTTTTAAACAGGGAAGAACAATATTATCTGTTGTTTAATGGCAACGTACATCCAGTTGTTGGAAAAGTTGAAGATGTGAAAAAGGAATCTGAGGACGAAGAGAATAAATTAACTATAACAGGAAGACTTGCCTTATTCATCTTGACAAAACGAATTGTTTCTGATACTATTAATACAAGTGGAACAACTCTTGAGCATATGGAAAAATTAGTAACAGAGAACATACTGAAAGTAAAAAATAATCGGTATATTCCTATTACAATTGATGATAGTGCAGTGAACAAAAACAAATTATCTAAAGTGGATAGACAAGTTACAGGAGGTTATATTTGGGATGAATTCGAAGAACTTTTGGAACAGGATAAAATAGGAGTAGAATTATATCCAAAGATAGTTCCGACTTATAGTGCGAATGATATTGAATCCAGTATTCTTGGATGGACTTTGAAGTTTTCGTCTGGAATTGATAGAACAAAAGGTAATGTAGATGGAAATGTTCCGGTAATTTTTTCGCAACAACTTAGTAACATAAACAGAGTTGATTATGAAAGAAACGTAGAGAACCATTGTAATATTGCTTATATTGCCGGAGAAGGTGAAGGAAATAACAGAAAGTGGTTTGAAATCCCTATCAATCAGGAAGAGTCGCAAGAAACAAAAGGTTGGGAACGAAGTGAATTATGGATAGACGCAAGAGATATTCAGTCGGAAGATAACGATGGAAACCAACTAACAGATGAACAATATAATGTATTGATACAACAAAGAGCAGAAGAGAAAGCTGTTGAAAATGATATACAAGAAAGTTATGAAGCAACGGTTATAACAAAAAACAAAAGGTATGTTTATGGAAAAGATTATTTTCTTGGTGATTTTGTTACAGTTGTAGATACTCAGTTAGGACTTGAATTTGATGTGCAGATAGTTGGCATAACGTTCTCAAAGCAAGATACAGAAGAAATTACTGACATTGAATTGCAATACGGAAATAAGCGTATAAGTCCACAGTCAATTCTGCAACAGAACAAAAGGAAAACAGAACAAAACTCAAACGATATTCGTTACATTTTAACGAAGATTAAATAAAAGGTAGGGGGTGTAAAGAAATGTCAATAAATGCAAAAAGTGGATTTTTTAATGCAACAAAAAAATCTGATGGCAGTTACGACAGAACGTATGATGCATCTGATTTTGCAAGTTATTTTTCAAATTTTGTTAGTAATGGTGTTTTTATTTCACCAGCAGATCAACTAAGGGTAAGTGCAAAAACAGGGCTGACAGTAACAGTCAAAAAAGGAAAGGCTTTTATCGAAGGTTATTGGTTCGAATTGGTAGAAGATTGTGATATAACATTGCCTGTAAATTCTGGAACACAGAAAAGAACAGATGTAATATGCGTGAGATTGAACAAACAAAATAGGGCAGTTGAACTTGTAACAAAATCAGGTGTAACAAGTACACTTCCTACTGTATCAGGAACAGTACATGAGTTAGTGTTAGCGGAGATTTCCGTAGGTGTAAGTATTACAACACTGACAGCCGGAAATGTTACTGATAGAAGACCAGACAAGAATTATTGTGGTTATGTTGGTGCGCTTGTAACTGATATTGACACAACACATCTTTATAATCAATTTACGAATCAGTTCAACACATGGTTCGCAGAATTAAAAAAACAATTCGGAAGTGATGCGGTAGGAGTGTTGCAACAGTCTATTAGTAATCTAACTGATAGGATGAATACAGCGGAAACAGAAATTTCAAAACGACTTAAAATCAAGCCGTAGGAGAACAAAAAGGAAAATGGAAAATGATAGATTGTTAAATGTAATGCGTGATACAATCAAGCAATATGTAGAAGCAAACAAAACAAAAAATAAAATTATTTTTTTGTTAATTGTTTTACTGTTTCTACAATCGTTTGTAAGTTTTGGCTGTTTTTGTTATCATGAAACACATTGTAAACATTATATTGTCGAAAGTACTATTGACAGTCAAAGCAAAATGGAAGATATGCAAGCGAACGTTTATTTGTGCCACGCATGGTGGGAAAATGTATGGACGAAGAAACACAGAAAACCAGAAAAAAGTTAAAAGGTATAAGTTCGGTAAAAGAATTTAACGACTTGTTAGAAAGGACAATGTTATCAACGGAAGAAAAACAAATACTAATATTATATTATAAAGAGCAAAAGACATTGACATACATTGCCGACTTTCTTGGAATGTCAGAAATAACTGTCAAAAGAAAACATAAAAAGTTATTGATGAAAATAGGAAAATTGTTATGAATTAAGGACGCTATATGCGTCCTTTTTGTTTGCTATTTTTGTGATACTTTTTAGATATTTCATACTATATGGTTATGTTAGAATAAAATTAGAAAGGAGGTAATTGAAATGTACGCTTACCCATACGGAATGAATAACAACATGCAACAGCAATTGGCACAGAATAGAATGGAACAATTGCAACAGCAGTATAATAATATGTTCCCAATGATGCAACAACAACAGACACAGCAACCACAGCAGTTTTTGAAAGGTAGACCAGTTTCGAGTTTGGAAGAAGCAAGGGCTAGTATGATAGACTTAGACGGTAGCTTGTTTGTTTTTACAGATATTGCAAATAACAAAATATATACAAAACAAATAATGTTGGATGGCACAGCAGAACTTAAAACATACGAACTTGTAGAACAAAACAAAGCACAAGTAGAACATAAAAATAGTAATGATTGTGTATCAAAACAAGAGTTTGATGAAGTGATTGGAAAATTAAAGAAACAAATCGAAGTCTTAAAGGAGGGTATATTATATGATGAAGAACATGATACAGCAAATGATTAAAGGTAATCCGTTGTATAAAAGGGCAGAGCAAATGGCACAAGGCAAAAGTGAGGACGAATTGAAACAAGTAGCTGTAAATTTGTGTCAACAGAGAGGAATAAATATTAATGAAGCGTATAAACAGTTTCAAAGTTTTATGGGCGGTATGAACCGATAAACGGTTTATATAAATATTTTTTTTAAGGAGGTACATACTATGAGTATGGATGGTAATGGTTTAAGTGTAGCTGATGCATTGGCGTTAGGACGAGACGGTAATGGAATGTTTGGGGATGGCAATGGAAGTTGGATTTTCTTTTTGTTTTTCCTCCTTGCTTGGGGTGGCAACTTTGGAAACTGGGGTGGTAACGGTATGAACAGCACAGCAAGCGCATATACAGACAGCGCAATTCAGAGAGGTTTCGACAACCAAGCAGTAATGAACAAACTGAATGGTCTGGAAAGTGGTTTATGTGATGGATTCTATGCTGTCAACACGTCCCTTCTGAATGGTTTTAATGGAACACAGCAAGCTATTAACAACGTGGCAGTTGCAGGTATGCAAAACACAAATGCACTTGCATCACAACTTTCCGATTGTTGTTGCACAACACAGCGTAGTATTGATGCAGTAAGATATGAGAACGCAAGAAATACTTGCGATATTGTTAATGCAATCAAAGCTGATGGTGATGCAACGAGAGCATTAATGACACAGAATGAAATCCAGAGTCTGCGTGACCAGTTACAGACAGCAAACTTCCAGCTGTCACAGCAGGCACAGAACGCTACTTTGATTGCAACATTAAGACCAACACCGATTCCGGCTTACCAGACTTGTTCACCATATGAAAGCGCACAGTTGTTTTCACATTATGGAACAGCCTGCAATAATGGATGTGGGTGCTAAAGCGTCTATTTGATGACTAAAAAGGACTTTCCGCTTATGCGTGATGAAATTTGTAGGGGCGGTGAATAACCGCCCTTATTCGTTTAATTAGAACGTTAGAAAGGGTGATAGAAAATGTCATGTAGTTTATATAATAATAATGGTTACGGTTGTGGTGGATGTATTCACTTTGTAAAAACAAATAGTGTGACATTACAAGGTAATGTTTTAATCTTAAACATTCCACAAGCAAGCTACAGCAACAAAGAAAGAGTATGTATTTGTATAGCACAAACAATACCAAGTGTTACAAGTGCAGACACAGTTGTTATAACAATAGGCACAGGAGTAACACAATATCCGTTAAGAACAAGATGTGGTAATAATGTCCACGCAGACCAATTAAGAAGCAGAAAAGTATATCATACAAATGTTGCAACAGATGTTGGTGTATTTACAGTTTCAGAATGTGAACTGTGTAAAACAAGTTATAATTTCCCAGTAATTTAAGGAGGGTAAAATGATGTATGAAGTGAATGGCGTAAAGTATGACGAAAACAATCAAAAGATAACCACGGAACAAAACTGGAATATGCAAGAACAGCCACAAATGGGAGTAACACGAAACAAACGTATGCAAGAAAATATTGCAGAAGAAGTATATATGAAACTGGATGAACACATGCAGAAAGCATTAAGTTTTCATGAACAGCTTGCAGATTATTTCTGTTTTCTTGGCTTACAGGAATTCAAAAGAAAATTAGAATGTCAGTACATGGATGAATGTGCAAACAAAAGAAAGTTGCATCATAAGTATATCAACCTTCATCAGAAGTTGATTCCATTAAGACAGGCACAGTTTCCACAGATGATTCCAAGAGATTGGAGCAAGTACACAACAAATGATGTAAACGATAGTGTTCTTCCAAAGTTTGTTAAAAGTGCTATGGAACAATACAAACAATGGGAACATGAAACAAAAGAACTGTATGAAGAACAGTGGCAGAAATGTATGAACAACGGTATGGGAGCAGATGCAGAGTACATTTCAAAACTGATACAGGATGTAACAAAAGAACTGAAAGAAATCAACAGAATGTGTGAACAGCTGAATGGAACTGGATATGATGTAATAGCAATTCATAGTATGCAGGACAAATACCATGAAAAATACAAAAACAAATACAATGATACTTATACAGATAAGTGGAAGAAGAAAGAAGTAAAAAACAAAACACAAAACAAATAAATGAAACGCAAGCCTATATATTATATATAATATTATTAATATAGCTTATACAAGCTATTTATGTTATATGTAGTATATAGGCTTTTTGTTTTTAAAAAAAATATAAAATAATTATTGACATACAAAGTGTTATGTGTTATTATAATATCAGAAACAAGGAAACAACATAAAATATGAAGGAGAACAAAAACATGACAGTAACATATAAAGGAATGACAAAAGATTTTGGTTATAGAGTAGCAGAGATTAATTATGATGAGGAAAAAGAAATAGAAATAGTTGGTAGAGCAATATTTTTTATGGAGAGAGTAAAAGGCTACAAAATTGATGTTGTAACAGATTGTTATGCAGTATGTGAAGTAGAAGACAGAGATGAATTTAAGATATTCTCGAAAGAGTGGAGAGAAGCAGTTAAAATGATTAAAAATTGTATGAAATTTGGTTTTTAGAGTTGACAAAAGCTAGAATATATGTTAATATAGAATCAACAAAAGGAAAGCAAGTTCAAGAAGGAGGAACAAAAAAATGATGAATGAAAAAATGATGGAAACAGTAGAAAGCCTGTATGCAGGTGTAAGAAGAGGTTTAGTAGAAGTACAGGAAGCAACAGATAGAATGTATGGTTACTTACAGTGTTTGTGTGATATGGGAATGATTACAGAAAGCACTCGTTTCAAAATGTATACAGATTTTGTAGCAAAAGTTTTAGAACTTGAAGCAAAATAAAATGCAACTTGACATTAAAAGTGTTGAGTGGTATAATAAAAACAAGTTAGGAGGAAAACATGAAAAAGTTAAAAATGTTCTGGAAAGAATGGGGCATCACAAAAGAAGAAATGGAAATAGGTTTTGCAACGATTTGTGTGTTGTCAATCCCATTTCTTATTAGACTCATTGTTTTATTTATTATGGGAATTTAGGTGTTGACAAATTTCCAGTAGTGTGATAAGATATAAAAAGAAACAAAGAAAACAGAAGTAAACAAAATAAAGGAGAAAATAAAACATGAAAAGAACAGATTTAGAAGCAATGAAGGTAGCAGAGTTAAAAAAGCTGACAAAAGAGCATGGTCTTACATTAGAAAGTAAAGGTCATAAGTTCAACAAAACAGAACTCATTGATAGACTTCTTAATGACTCTGAGAATGGAACTGATGAATCATGGATTGAAGCAAAAAGCGAAAAAAAAGTAGAAACACCAGTACAGGAAGAAGACGAAGAAGAGTGGGATGAACCACTCACACAGGAAAATAAAGAAGCCGCAAAACAGGAGGGCATTGAAACAAAAGAAGAAGAAAACAAAAGACCTGTTCCGGGCGATGCAGATTACATTAAATTTGCAACGACATTGCAGGAAATCGAAACAAAATATGGACATGAAAAACAGTCGTATGTTTATGATAATATGTTAAAGGTTGGCTCGTTTGTAGTATTCATTCATTATGTAGAAGCAAAAGACGGAAACGTCTATAAGAAGCTGAGAACAGCAAAAGTCATTGGTGTGAACAGAAACAAGAAATTAGTAAGAGTTGAAACACCGATGAAAGCTATCATGGAACTGACTTTCGAAGAATTACTGTATATCAGAGAAGATACACCGGAATCAAGTTATCCAAACGATATCAGAAAATACATGAAACAGCAGAGAGAAAGAAGGGCAAGCCATGAAAGCAGTAGAACAAATTAAAGAAAGTGTGCAGAAGTTATACAAAGCACAGCAGGATAAAAAGAAGTTTGACAAGTATTATGATGATGTAAGAAAAAAAGAACAGTTATGCATTAGCAATTGGATGTTTTCAAACTTGAAAAATGGAGAAAACAGCTTTACGGTAAAGTTGGACAATGGCATGGATTTCTATAGCAATCCTGTTACAGTTACCGTAACAAAAGTAAGAAGAAAAAAAATCGCATGGGACTTGGAAGCACTCAGAAAGAAATTATCAAAAGAAAAGTTTACAACTGTTGTAAATAAAGAATATACAGTTATTGATATGCCGGGACTTGTGAAATATTTAAAAACCTGTGGAGTGGATGCTAAAAAGTTTAAAAAGTTTATTAATGTTTCTGAAACATTAGACGAAACAAAACTTGATACAATGTACGAAACTGGGAAGTTGAAACAAGAAGAAATCAGAGGGTGCTATGCAGTAGGAATGTCTGAGCCATATTTCCGTATTACAGAAGAAAAAACAATATGATAAGGAAATACACTGGAAAAGACCTTGCAAAAGTATTAGTTTATTATGGAATTGTGGAACAAATAGAAACATCAGTATTTAATATTATTTGTCCGTTCCACGATGATATAAACCCAAGTATGAGAATAAACTTAGAAGATGGTTCTTTTCTATGTTTTGGATGCGGACAAAATGGGGATGCACTAAAGTTTGTTATGCTTGCAAATCCAAAGTTGAATGAATTACAATGTTGTATTTTGCTCGAACAAATTATAAACAGCAAAGAGATAAAACAAATTGATGTAAAATACAGAAAAAAGCGTCGAGTGAATAACAGGCAATCATTGATAGAAGCAAAAGACTATTTCTATGGTTTACGTTCTGTTGATTGGAATACAGTGAAAGGCAAGGACGAAAAGGAAATTCTTGACTATATGAATAAAAGAGGATTTACAGCAAAGTCATTAAACGTTGTGGATTGTAGGAAGAATTACAATATAGCATATCCTTTTGTTTTTCCAATTCTTGATAATGGAGTATTCAAAGGATGGGTTGGCAGGACAACAAATAAGCATACCGAACAGAAGCGCAAATATCTCTATAATGACGGTTTTAGAAAGCGTGATACACTATGTGGTACATACTCAGAAAAAAGCGTTGTATGGCTATGTGAGGGCTTTTTCGACTATCTCAGCCTAAAGACAAGAGGGCATATAAAAAACTGTTGTGCATTGTTAGGATGGCATATCTCGGACGAGCAAGTAAAGAAGTTAAAACAAAAAAATATAACAACAGTTGTATCTGTATTAGACAATGATAGATGCGGAGAAAAAGGAACAGAACTGTTGAAAAAATATTTTGATGTTGTTCGTTTTCAATATCCAGAAGGTGTGAAAGATGCAGGGGAAATGGATGAACAAACATTGAAAAAACAAATATTAAAAACAAAAAGGAGTAGGAAATAAATTATGAAATTAAGTATTTCAGTTATTGTAGCGGCAACGTTCGTACATAAATCAGGAGAAAGATTTCAGGTTGACAAAGTTGTTAGAGAGGAATATAATAAAGGTAGCGAAGAGTATGAAGCATTAGCAAAAGCATTTGAAGAAGCGACTGGTGTAAAGCAAAATGAAACAACAGAGGAAGTATTTAATAAGCAGTTAGGATTGTTTGTGGCTGACGAAATCAGAAAAACATTGAAAGAAAGAATTGATAAAATTACACAGTGTACCAAAACATTATACATGGGAAATGCTACACATTGCATGGTAGAGTTTGGTGGTTGGATGTTTAACATGAAAGATTTTAGCGCAGTAGCTTTTGAAGATACAAAAGTAAATGTTTCATACAAATAGCAAACAAATAAAAGGAGAATTGTAGAAATGGGAAGAATTAAATTATCGAACATTAAAAGTGAAATTGCAAAGTCTGGAAGCAGTAAAGGAAAGTTTCTGTATTTTAAGGAGAACACAAAAGTGCGTGTGCGTTTCCTTACAGACTTAGAAGATGGTATGGAAATGCCTTTTCACGACAGTTTTGCACTTGGCGTAAATGTTCCGTGTCAGGAATTATTTGGCAGAGAATGTCAGTATTGTGAGGATGAAAATTTACGCACAAGAAATATGTACGCATGGTCTGTATATGATTATGATTCGAAAGAAGTCAAAATCCTTATGTTTGCAGTAAATCAATGTTCGCCAGTTCCTTCATTGGCATCCATGTATGAAAGTTATGGAACATTATGTGACAGAGACTATGAAATCAAGCAAGTAGGTTCTGGACAGGGTAAAACGTTTAGCGTTATTCCATTAGATAAATCAAAATTCAGAAATACAAAAGTAAAACCGCTGTCTGATGCATCTATTCTAAAATACGTTGATAAAGCATATCCGGCAGATAATTCAGAAGATTTTGAAGACGAGGATGAAGAAGAAACAAAACAGAGCAAAACAAAAGGTAAAACAAAACCTGCAACAAAAAAGAAAACAAAGCCAGAGCCGGAAGAAGATTATTGGGAAGAAGACGAAGAAGAACAGGAGAATGATTATAACAGCATGAAGCCACAGGAATTATATAAGCTGTGCAAAGAAAGGGATATTGATTGTAAGCCGAAAAAGTCAAAAGAATATTATATTGACTTGTTAGAAGAAGCAGACGAAGAAGACAGCAATGATGATTGGTCAGAGGACGAAGAGGACGAGTGGGAAGAGGACGAGGAATAAAACAAATTGAGGGGTTGACATTGCCCCTCTTTTTTAGTATAATAATAAGTGACAAGAGAATATCATAGTTGAAGGGAGAAAAATTAAATATGGGAAATTTCTTCGATATGCACCGACATGATGAGTATTCATTATTTGATGGATTCGGAAAGCCGGAGCAATTGGCAGTGGTAGCAAAAGAACTTGGGTACAAGGCGTTAGGAATTAGTAATCATGGTTCGATTAGTGGCTTGGTAAAACATTATCAGGCGTGTAACGAAGTAGGCATAAAGCCAGTAATGGGCTGTGAAGTATATTTCCAGCCTGTGTTTAAAAAGGAACAACCAGACAAGCACAGATACCATTTAAACTTATTTGCAAAGAATTTAAAAGGGTATCAGAATCTTTGCCATATAATGACAGTTGCAAATACAGAACAGTTCTATTACAAGCCAATCGTTGATTTCAAGTTGTTAGAAAAATATTGTGAGGGACTTATTTGCACTACTGCCTGTATAGCATCAGCAACTTCACAAGCTATTAAAAATGGAAACAGGAAAACAGCCAGTAAGTTATTGGATAAATTCAAATCAATATTTAAGAAAGACTTATATGTTGAAATACAGCCATATAAAATTGATAATGAAGGAACACAACAA